GAGGGGCTCATGAAGGTCGCCGGCGACTACCTCAACCGCAAACGCGAGAGCTGATCATGCGCGAGCAGAAGCTGCGCGGCGTCATCCTGAGCGATGACGAAGCGAGAACGCTATGGGTCGGCGATTCGATCCAGATACAGCGACCCGAATCCAAACGCGCCATCGGCGTCCATGGCGAGCGCCTTTTCGTCAAGGAAGGTCACCGTGACGAGCACCCGCTGGCAATCCAGCAGGGGCGCTACTGCCAGCCGGGAACGGCCGGCATACCAGGTCCGCCCGGGGTTCGCTACTGCACGATCTATCGGGCGGACGGTGACCCACTGCCAGTGTGGCGCGTGCAAGGTTGGCCGTACCGCACGCTGCAGCGCGAACTGGCGGATCCGATCACTGCAACATTTCCCGCAGAGAACTTCGAGCTGGACAAGGGGGCGCGCCCCCACTGGTGGCCCGTCGTCGACATGAATGCATGTCAGGCCCGTCAGTTCGTCGAGATCTCCGCTATCGCGCGCTGCGGCGGGAACATCAGCTACACGCTCAAGAAGATCGCACGGGCGGATGCAACGAATCGCCCGGAGGATTTCCCAAGATGACCATCGTAAAGGCGCTGCTCGGCGGCGTCTGGTCGTTCCTGCGCTCGCTACCGTGGCAGCTCTACGCCGTTCTGGGTGTGCTGCTGACTGTCTGGCTGCTGCACGCGCATGGCGTGCGGGCCGGCGACCGTGCTGCCCGTGCTGAGCTCGCGCCTATGCTCATGCAGGCGCACGCCGATGCGGCCGTACGTTTGCAGCAGGCAGCGGACGCCGAGGGCAGAGCGCTGGCCTTGGATGCAGGGCTGCAGGCGTGCATCGGCGAGCGCAACAACATGGCCACCATCACCAGCGCAGTGCTGAGCCAGCGGGCCAAGTCCCAGGCTCAGGCCCAGCGCGATCTCGCCGCCACCCGGCAGGAGCTATCCCATGCGTATTCCCTCGCTGCTGACAGCTGCGCTGCTCAGCCTGTGCCTGGCTCTGTGCTCGGCGTGCTCGACGACGCAGCGGCTCGCGCGTCCCGACCCGACGCGGACGCGGACGATCAGCGTGCCGGTGCTGCAGTTCGTGCCGGTGCCGGCCGAGCTGACGGCCGCGACGCCTGCGCCGCCACGCCCTGGCGCGACGTACCAGGCCATGACGGACTGGATCGTGAGCTGGGCTGCCAGCCTGCAGCAGTGCAACGCGGACAAGGCTGCCATCTCCAACCTACACGCCGAGGTCAAGTCATGAACCGCCGCACCGCGATCACCAACCTCGCTGCGCTCACGCTGGCCAGCTGCACTGGCGAGGCCGTCTATGCGCGGGGCGAAGTGTCCCCCGTTCCTACCGAGGCAGAGATCTGGGCCAACCCCACGGCGCATGGCGTGATGCCGCTTCCGTACATCAGGGACGAACTGATGCGTCTGACCGCACAGGCGGTCATCTGGCGCGAATGGTATCGGTCGAGGCATGAGGGTGGTCATGCGGTTTATGTTGGCGACGTAAACGGTATGGCTACCGCCTTGCGGCTCATGGGTGTGGCCGAGAGCATCGACATAGCGTGGGCTCATCAAGTTGTTGCCACGCTCGGCCAGCCCCTGAGCGACCACTCCGACACGCCGTGGATCATGTGGCCGGGAAACAACGCTTGGCGTCAGCCCAAGACCGTGGGGGCCGTAGGGTGATCGGGTCTCGGCTCCATGTTGCGCTCATGCAACACCGTGCTGCAATGCATCAATGTATACAATGTCGGGGTCCCTCTGGGAGCCGCGCGCCACAGCGGGGACGAAGACTCGCGGTGGTCGGCAGTTTTCGGCCCCCTATGGGCGCAACAGCAACCCCTTAACTTTCTAGGACTGGCGCGGCTTTGAGGGTTGCGCCCCTTGCCGTATGGCGACTGTCGAACGGATAGAGCGCAACCTGCTGTTTTCCATAGCTAGGTTGGCGGCTGAGTTCGGGATGGGGCGCGACACGGTCGCGAAGCGGCTGGCCGCAGCGAACGTTCCGGCGGCCGAAGTTCGCGCCGGACACCCGGTCTACCGGCTGCGGGACGCCGCACCGGTGCTGCTCGACAAGGGGCATGCTGGCGGCGGGGAGGACTTCGATCCCTGTGACCTCCCGCCGAAGGAGCGCAAGGACTGGTTCAACTCGGAGGAGAGCCGGCTCGCCGTCCAGGCGAAGGCGCGCCGTCTCATCCCGGCGGCCGAGGTCGAGGTCGAATACGCGGAGCTCGTAAAGGGGCTGGTGCAGTTCCTGGACACGCTGCCCGACGTGCTCGAACGAAGGGCCGACCTGTCGCCTGAGCAGGCTGTGGCGATCGGCGAGGTGATCGGCGAGCAGCGCCAAGCGCTCTACGACCGACTGGTTGGTGACGCCCCCGCCGAGCAGGCGTCAGACTGATGTACGCATCGGCGCAGGAGATCCGGCTCAACGTCTGCGAGATGCTGAAGCCGCCGGCGCGCGTCACGGTCGCCGAGTCGATCGCGAACAATCTGCGCGTGGTGAACCCAAGCGGGTCGCCGGGAAACTGGAGCGCGCGCAACGCGCCGTACATGGTCGAGCCGGTCAACCTAGCGAGATCGCGGCTGTACGAGGCGGTCGTATTCGCCGGCCCGGCACGATCGGGCAAGACGATCGCGCTAGTCGACGGCGTGCTCGCCTACTCGATCGTCGACGACCCGGCCGACATGCTGATCGTGCAGACGAATCAGGCCGAAGCGGAGGACTACGCGAAGCGCCGAATTCGGCGCGGTATCGAGGCGTCGCCGGAGCTCGCGAAGCGCCAGAGTCCGCGCGCGCACGACAACAACGTGCTGTTCAAGATGTTCCGCAGCGGGATGATCCTGCGCATCGGCTGGCCCAGCATGGGCATCGTGTCGGGCAAGGACATCAAGCGCGCGATCGCGACGGACGTCGACAACATGACCGGCGATCTGTCGATCGACGAGTTGTGGGGCTTGCTGCTGAAGCGTATCCAGACGTTCGGCTCTAGCGGAATCGCGATTGCGGAGTCGAGCCCGGCGAAGGACTGGGTGAAGGCTTGGTCGCCGAAGACGCCGCACGAGGCGCCGCCGGTAGACGGAATTCTGAGTCTGTACAACCGCGGCGATCGGCGCCGGTGGCATTGGCCGTGCCCGGAATGCCGGGAGCCGTTCGAAGCCGCGCCTGGGCTCTCGTTGTTCAAGGTGCCACCGATCGAGGAACTGATCGAGCGCGTGCTCGTCGAGGATCCGCTGGTTCTGGCCGAGCGGTTCCAGTACGCGTATTGCCCGCACTGCGGCGTCGGCATCGACGGCAAGTACAAGGACGGCATGAACCAGCGCGGGCGCTGGGTCGGTGAAGGCCAGAAGATGTGGCCGGACGGATCCGTGACCGGCGAGCTGCTGCGATCGCGAACCGCGAGCTTCTGGCTCGGCGGCGCGGCGGCTGGCTACCAGAGTTGGGTGTCGCTCGTTGAGCGCTACTTCCAGGCCGTGCGGCAGTACGCGCAGACCGGCGAGCAGAAGCCGCTCAAGTCGACCTGCAATGTCGACCAGGCGATGCCGTTCAAGCCGCTGACTGGGCGCGAAGAGCGCGATGCTCACGCGCTGCAGGAGCGCACCAAGGCCGAAGCGGAAATAGCCCCGGAATGGGTGGCGGACCTCGTGCCGAACGGCGTCCGCTTCCTCGTCGCGTCGGTGGACGTGCAGGCCGGCAAGCGCGCCGGTTTCGTTGTGCAGGTGACCGGCGTCGGTCCGAACAACGAGCGCTGGATCGTCGATCGATACACGCTGCGATCATCGCGGCGCGACGACGGGAAAGGCGGCTTCCTTCGAATCAGCCCAGCGGCCTACGCGGAAGACTGGGATCGTCTGATCGACAAGGTGATCACGCGCCGGTACGCGCTTGCCGACGGGTCGGGTCGGACGATGCCGATCCTTCGCGTCGCGATTGACTGCGGCGGCGAGGATGGCGTCACCGAGCGCGGCTATCAGTTCTGGCGATCTCTGAAGGTAAGGCAACTGCACCGCAACGTGCGACTGGTGCGCGGCGCGAGTTCCGACAACGCCCCTCGCATCGAGGAGCGCTTCCCGGACACGCGCAGACGCAAGGACAGCAAGACCAGTGCGTCCGGTGATGTGCCGGTGATCTTCATCAACACCACGATCCTGAAGGATGCGGTCAGCGCAAACCTGAAGCGAGAGACGCCAGGGCCGGGCTACTACCACTTCCCGACGTGGCTGCCGCGGAGCTTCTTCGAGGAGCTGACCGCGGAGTCCCGAGGCGCGAAGCGCTGGGAAAACCCGAACTCGGCGCCGAACGAGTCGTTCGACCTCGAGGTTTACAACTCGGCCAACTGCCTGCTGCTCAAGGCTGAACAGATCAACTGGGAGCGGCCGCCCGCTTGGGCGTTGCCCTGGGATTCGAACCCTGAAATACGCCGGCCCGATGTCGAGCCGGAGATTCGCGTCGTGCCGAAAAAGAAGCTTCGGCGCGCTGCAAGCAAATACCTGGGGCGCTGATGCCGACCGAATCTCAACTGCAGACCTGGCTCGAACAGGCCTACGTCGCGCGGCACAAGCTGAGCACCGGCGTCCTCATGGTCAGCTTTCAGCATGGCGACCGCCGACTCACGTACAACGCGGCCGACATGGCGGCGCTGGACAAGTACATCGCTCAGCTGCTCGAAGAGATCGCGCAGCAGAAGAACGGCGGCGCGAAGCGCCGGCGAACCTACCGCGTCGTGCAAACCGGAGATGGCCTCACGTGAGCCAGGAAGAGCTGCGCGCAGGCGGTCATGGCCGGCGCCTCAAGCATTGGCGTCCGCCGATGTCCGGGCCGAACTCCGCCGGCAACGTGGGGACGGTTCTTGCGCGCATGCGCGACGCCGTGCGCAACAACGCGTGGGTCGGTGCAGCGATCGAGAAGCGCGCCGCGAACGGCGTCGGCGTCGGCATCCAGGCTAAGCAGGTTTGGGGCACTCCGGAGTTCCGTGCCCTCGTCGACGCGCTATGGCTCGCGCAGATCAAATACATGGACGCCGACGGCGTCTCGACGTTCTACGGTCAGCAGCAGCTTGCGTGGACGGAGTGGGACGAGGCAGGCGAGGTGTTCGCACGTATCCGGGCCCGGCGTCCGACAGATGGGCTACCGGTGCCGATGCAGGTCCAACTCATCGAATCCGAGCAGTGCCCGCGCGACTACTACGGCACGGCGAGCAACGGCAACGCGATTCGACAAGGGATCGAGTTCAGCTCTATCGGGAAGCGGGTCGCCTACTGGATGTACCGCTCGCACCCTGGCGACGTAACCTGGATGGACGCGCGC